GCATATGCCGACAGCCCCGTGGCAAACTATCGCAGAATCCCCACGATTGAAGACGCTCCACTCCAGGTAGCCAGTTGGCTGCAACCCCCCGTGCTGATAATCTGTGAGTATGCCCCTGTGAGTGAAGTACGTGTCAACAGTGCTGTAAAGTTTTGGGAGGGATTAGGTCACAGCTTTAGACGCTCTGAGTACAAGAGAAACTCACAGGACAAATGCTTAAGTGAAAATCCGCTAGGGCATATTTTGGTACATATAGTCACCAAAGGTGTAAAACTGGAAAGTACAGCGCTCGCACAAACTCACTTTTTTGTCGATAACCTCACAAACAAAATAGATTGGGCGGTCATCTATATTCGACCGGACGTCCGAGAGACGGTTCTAGAGCACGAGCTAGGGCATGCACTTGGCTTCCTTCATTTCAATAAAATCAATCATTTGATGAATCAAAAATGGGAAATGGGCGGTTGGGACAAGGAAGGTCTAGAGAATCCGCGTCGGTAGGCGATCTAGTGGTGTGTATTGATGCAGTCCACAAGGACGTTAACGGACATAATCGAAGATTTATTGGATTAGTGCTTGACAAATCCATCACAGTCTGTAGAATACAGGTAGTGGATAGTGGAGAAGAAATCTACTGGCCCATGACAGCAACTTATCTATGGAAGGAAACAAAATGAGTACTGAAGAAGTAGTAGCTGGTCACCAGGACGGACCAGCATGGAAAACTGTTGCAAAGTGTGCAACTTACGATGAGGCGGACCAAAAGCGCCTTGAATTAGCAATGGAAAAGGACCTGCAAGTAAAGGTTCGCTGGCAAGGAAAGGTCAATGCGCGCTATTTTGCCGTTAAGACCCGAGAAGATCCTCGTATTGCACTCGAGGAGGCCCTCAATCAAAGACGCGTAGATAAGAAAAAGCGCAAGGCCAAGCTCAACAAGAAGCGCCGAAAGAAGTGAAAAGAGGAAAAATTAGAGTACAGGAATTAGAAACAACTCGAAACTAGTTATAGGGAATAGAGGATAGATTATATGCCAGAGCATCAGCCCAAGAAATTACCGGCGTTTTTAAAAACGGTATATTTATCCACCCGAGAGATCCGCTTAATTCTTGCAGGCCTTCATTCTCTTAATATGTCTAAAGAAGAGATCGAAGGAACTCTTTGGAAAAAGCTCCTTTTCGAAAAACTTCATAAGAAGACACGAAGAAAGAAAAATTAGTGAAAGTCACAGAAAGAGACAACCTCATTATTGAGGCCGCTATTGAATTTGGAGCAGACTATTTTTACGACGTAAGAAATGGCACTTTAGGAACCACCCTGTATATAACCGCCCCAAACAAATCCGAAGCTAGCTTAATTCGTAAAGTGGCCCCCGGTAACTGGAAGGGCCTATACCTAATAGTACTATACAGTAACACGCCAGACTTTCAGGAAGAAGCCCTGTATGATCCTAAATTATCATAGTCCAGCCGGTATAGCTCAGATGGTAGAGCAGCGGCCTTGTAACCCGCAGGTCCCGCGTTCGATTCGTGGTGCCGGCACCAATAATATATTTAAATATTCTCTCTTTGTGGGTATACTTATGAAGAGTGCGGCGTAGCTCAGCTGGTAGAGCAGCTGACTGTTAATCAGCCTGTCGCTGGTTCGAGTCCAGCCGCTGCAGCCAATATATTAGAGGAGAAAATAGATGAGTAGATTACCACAAACACCATATGACACAGTCCTGGTTTCTGGCGGTTTCGACCCCGCCCATATCGGACATATTCGTATGATCTTAGAGGCCGCCACTTATGGCAACGTTATCGTTGTCGCGAACAGCGATGCGTGGTTAATGCGAAAAAAGGGTTATATTTTTATGCCATGGGAAGAGCGCGCCGAGATACTGGCTGCATTCCGCGGCGTCACAAGCGTCGAACGCGTGGACGACACAGATGGAACAGTTTGTGAGGCAATCCGCCGTCTAAAACCAACCTACTTCGCCAACGGAGGAGACCGCAAGACAGATAATACACCAGAAATGGATGTTTGCAAGGAACTTGGGGTACAACTGCTGTGGAATGTCGGCGGCGGAAAAATCCAAAGCTCATCTGATCTTGTCCGCGAATCAGGAATGGTGATAGCCACAGAGTCCGACGACCCTGACCTTCCGCTACCAAGCTCAGTCGAGATCCTAATGTCTACAAAAGTCTAGGTAGGAGAATAAACTTCCTTACCTCTAATTACAATAGCAGAAAGAATCCTCAATGAGCCGCAAAAAAATCTATATCCTAGATACCAGTATATACCTTACTAATGCAGATTGCATTTACGCTTTTAAAAATCACGATATTCAAGTACCATTGAAAGTCTTTGAAGAAATTGATAAACACAAGAAAAGACAAGATGCAGTTGGAGCCCAAGCTCGAAAGATCATCCGGATTTGGGATGAACTCCGATCAGCTGGATCTCTAGACAAAGGCATACGTATACGCAAGGGACTCGGCACTGTCAAGTCTATCAGCGCTGCAGGGATAACTCCTGCAGACCTTCCTTGTGATCTAGACGTCAAGGTCCCGGACCATCTTATCATTGCGACTGCACTCAAGGCTCAGCGTGAGAACGACCGCAAGGTAATCCTCGTCTCCCGTGATATTAACATGCGAGTTATCGCTGATGCTATTGGTCTGACATCAGAAGATTTTCAAAACAATCAAGTCGTAGACAATAGCGAAAACATTTTTACAGGATATACGACAGTTCTGGTAGATGATCAAACAATAGATCGCTTCTATGAAAGACAGGATATCTATCTTGACACCCCAGGGCTCTTTTCGAATCAATACGTTATGATGGTGTCCAGCGCTAATGAGAAAAAGACGGCTCTTGGAAAATTTATCACCGCGTCGATGCCTTTGCGGCAGCTGTTTAAGGGCCGCAAAATCTGGGGAATCAAGCCTCGAAACAAAGAACAACAGTTCTTGATGGACGCATTGATGGACCCAGCCATCCAAATTGTGACTGCCATCGGTAAGGCAGGTAGTGGTAAGACGATCTGTGCGATCGCAGCTGGGCTTGAACAGACCATAGACGAGTCCAAAGCCGAGTACACTCGCATAATCATCTCTCGCCCGGTACAGCCCCTTGGGAAGGACATTGGTTTCCTCCCAGGAACCATGGAAGAGAAGATGTCACCATGGTTGATGCCTATCCAGGACAATCTGCAGTTTTTGATGGGAAATGACAAAATAACTCTTGACATCTACCTGGAAAAGGGTATAATAGAAATAGAAGCTTTGACTTATATTCGTGGTCGATCAATCTCTAATGCCTTTATGATAATAGATGAGGCACAAAACTTGACAACTCACGAATTAAAGACTATAATAACTAGAGTGGGAGAAGGTACTAAAATTGTGTTGACCGGAGACGTAGAACAGATCGATAACGTTTATATTGATGCAACGTCAAATGGATTGACGCATGCCGTTGAGAAGTTTAAGAACTTTGAACTGGCTTCTCATATTACCCTGAGTAAGGGTGAGAGATCCAAGGTAGCAACCTTCGCCGCAGAAAACTTGTGAGATTAAGATGGAAAACAAAAACCCTGATTTAGAGCGATATATTGAGACGACCAGTGGGTTGCGAGACTTGGTAGTCAACTATATTGGCAACCGGTTGGCAGCTCCGGAGGATGTGACGGTGGACATGGCAGTAGAAGTATTCGCTGCTGAGTTCCCCGAGTTCTTGATGGCCGTCGCAGAGGAAAACTTTTTGCGAGGTTATGAACAGGCCTTGATAGATGTTGAAAATATTGAAGTTCCACCTAAGTAATGGAATATCATATTTATAATGTCCCGGTCTTTGTGGTCGACGCTCCCGAAGATCTTGATATTGTACGTTCATTCTGTGAAGAAGTAGAGACTTATTTACGTGCCACCTTTATGACGAATATCGACGTGGTGTATATCGGGAACTTCAAAGATTTGGGCACCCGAAGTGCAGCCTTTACTAATGGAGGGATATACATGCGCGCCGACGAGCCTACAAGCTTTGATTACCTCCAGAATTTTGTGCATGAGTTAGCTCATTCACTTGAAGTCGAGTATGGGACGGAGATTTATTCCACCGCGGTCAAAGAAGAATTCTCTGGTAAACGAGAACGATTGCGCCATATCTTAGAAAGCCAGGGATTTACCATTAACCCCGCTCTCTATCAGTTTACTGAATACAACCAAAAGTTTGATGAATTTCTTGCTTTGGAAGTGGGATACCCCACATTACTAACCCTAACCATGGGGTTGTTTGCGTCTCCTTATGCAGCAACGTCGCTGCAGGAGTACTTTGCTAATGGATTTGAGAAATACATTTTAGAGGATCCTCGCATTGTAAAAGACACCAGCCCCATATTATATGATAAGATTGAAGAAATAGTTGATGACAAACAAACGTGAACATATATCCTATTCCGAACTGAAAGATTGGGCCCAGTGCCCCCACTATCACAAAAAAGCATGGATTGAAAAGGTTTCCCGATTCGAGGGAAACGAATACACAGCCTTCGGATCAGCCATTCATGACGTTTGCGAGAAGAAGCTTCTCAAGGAACAGATTGATGAGGCAGAGGTATTTCAAATTGGCTTCGACAAGCAACTGCAAGAGTTGATGGAGAAAAACGTTGCCTTTGATAAAGATCGGGTTGAGGACATGCGCACCGCAGGTCCGGCTATTCTAGCGGAAGTGGAAGACGCCCTGGAAGACTACTTCGGAGACTATGAGGTTTTCTCTTCCGAGGAAAAACTATATGTCCCTATCGAAAACTTCAACATACACTTTAAGGGTTTCGTCGATGCAGTTGTAAAGGTCGGAGACACATACCATCTGTTCGACTGGAAGACTTGCTCTTGGGGATGGGACAGCCGCCGAAAGGCTGAGAAGATCGTCACATACCAGCTAACCCTGTATAAACACTTCTTCTGTCAGAAGCACAATATTGACCCCAAGAAGGTAGAAACCCACTTCGCCCTCCTGAAAAGAACCGCTAAGAAAAACAGAGTGGAGATCTTCAGAGTAACGAGCGGAGAGAAAAAAACAGAAAATGCTCTTAAACTTCTGTATCAGGCAATCTATAATATCACTAAAAGGTTTAGTATCAAGAACAGGCTGAATTGCCATAAGCCCTATCCCTGCAAATTGCTCAATACACCACACTGCCCATAAGGAACTAATATGTCTGATAAAATCAAGATTTTCACTATCAGTGATCATCCTCTCTCTCCGTCCGGAGTCGGAACACAAACAAAATATATAATTGAAGGAATGCTCAAAACTGGAAAGTATCAGTTTGTGTCCTTTGGGGGAGCTATCAAGCACCCGAAACACGATCCTCAATATACACCAGAGTGGGGTCAGGACTGGGTTATTTGGCCAGTCGATGGTTATGGCAATGCGGATATGGTCCGCGCTATGATCCACCAGCAAAAACCCGACATTCTGTGGTTCATGACAGACCCTCGTTTTTATACGTGGCTCTGGGATATCGAACACGAGATCCGCGCGCACCTTCCCATGGTTTATTATCATGTGTGGGATAACTACCCCTACCCTACCTTTAACAAAGTCTGGTACGATTCCACAGACCATATTGCATGTATCTCAAAACTTACTCATGATATAGTCAAGACCGTAGCTCCCGATGTGGGAAGCTCCTATATCCCCCATGCGGTGAATATGGAGATCTTCTCCCCAATGGAGCCAGAGATTGTTCAAGCGTTCCGCAAGGAAAAGAAACTAGATGATAAATTCGTGGTTTTATGGAATAACCGAAATGCACGACGAAAGCAGTCAGGATCTCTTATCTATTGGTTCAAGGCCTTCTTAGACAAGAACGATGCCCACGGAAAGGCCACTCTTATCATGCATACTGATCCAAAAGATGTCCACGGACAAGATCTGGAAGCAATTATGCAGGAGTTAAACCTCCTCAATGGGGAAGTGCTTATTTCTAAAAATAAAGTCGAGTCTAAAGATCTGGCTGGAATGTATAATATGGCAGATGTCACTATCAATATTTCTGACGCCGAAGGGTTTGGATTAGCTACTCTAGAGTCTCTCTCTTGTGGAACACCTATCATCGTGAATATGACAGGTGGTATGCAGGATCAGATAACAGACGGAGAAAATTGGTATGGTATTGGTTTGGAGCCTGTTTCAAAGGCGATTATCGGAAGTCAGGATGTTCCTTTTATTTATGAGGACCGGCTTTCTGAGGATCAGGTAGTGGGCGCCCTTACAGAAATGTATACGATGAGTAAAACTGAGCGCGCCGCCTGGGGCGAACAGTGTAGAGAATGGGCCCTCCGTGGTTTTAACTTCGACACTTTTGTAGAGTCTTGGGACAAACTATTTACGAGCATTTGTGATAAGCATGGTTCATGGAGCACCCGGGCCGGCTATAAGAAGTACGTGGTAAAGGAACTATAATGAGAAAGACGATTTTGGTAAAAGCCCCCGCGCTATCGCGCTCCGGCTACGGCGAGCAAGCTCGCTTTGCATTACGTGCATTGCGCACACGAGAAGATGTTTTGGATATTTATATTGTAAATATCCCATGGGGACAGACGGGCCTCATCGTGGAAGAGAGCGAAGAAAGGGTATGGCTTGATCAAATAATTCAGAAGACGCAAATCTATGTCCAAAATCAAGGTACCTTCGATCTTTCCTTACAAATTACTATTCCCAATGAATTCGAGAAGATTGCCCCTTACAATGTAGGGTACACTGCTGGTATTGAAACGACAAAAGTCGCTCCTCAATGGATAGAGAAAAGTAACTTGATGGTAGACAAGATCATTACCATCTCGGAACACTCCAAGAAAGTATTTGAAAACACTAAATATGATGTCGGCAACCGCGAAACCGGGGAAAAGGTCAAAGGCTGGGGGCTCCAAGTACCTGTGGAAGTTGTCAACTACGCAGTACGAGAGGAAGAACCCCAGGAAGTAGATATTAAATTTACCACTACTAAGAATTTCCTTGCTGTGTCTCAATGGGGGCCCCGAAAGAACCTTGAAAATACCATTGTATGGTTTGCTCAAGAGTTCAAAGATGATGCTGACGTCGGCCTCGTGGTGAAAACAAGTACCGCATGTGACAGTCTTCGAGATCGTATGTTTACCGAAAGCCGCATACAGGGGCTTCTGGCTAATGTCCCGGACCGGAAGTGCAAGATATATTTTGTGCACGGGGAACTGTCCCCCGGCCAGCTTACCTGGCTCTACCAGCATCCTACGATGAAAGCTTTGATCAATATAGCTCATGGTGAAGGATATGGATTACCCCTTTTTGAGGCGGCCTATAACGGTTTGCCCCTACTGACTATTGCATGGAGCGGCCAACTAGACTTTATGTGTCGTCCCAATAAGAAAGGCAAAAGCTTCCCACGGATTATCAAGGTTGATTATGATGTTCAGCAAATTCAGAAGACTGCTGTCTGGGATGGTGTCTTACAAGCCGACTCCATGTGGGCATATGCCAAGGAGGCTTCTTACAAGCAGGGCCTCCGAGCAGCAATTGAGAAAGACAAGCATTACAAGCAAGAGGCACTAGGCCTACAAAAGTATATCCTGGAGAATTTTACGCAAGAGAAGATTTATGCCCAGTTTGTTGATAGCCTAGGGGCCACTCTCGAAGCAGACGCCTCGATCGCCACTCTGAAGCAAGATTTGTTGGCAATCGAGAATCCCAAGGAGAGAGCAACGGCCGCCGTCGAAGCACTTCAGGGACAGTTGCTGCAGACTGAAAAATTGGAGTTACTGAAAGACTTGTTCAAGGGAGAGAGTTGCTATGTCCTCTCGTGTGGGCCAACCCTCACCGAGCACGATAGTGATAAGCTCACAGCTCTGTTGGGCGACACCCTTACTGTTTCAATTAAGCAGGCCTATGACCTCTTCTCTGAGGTTACAGACTTTCATGTCTACAATTGCGCCAATTATAAGAATTATGATTATTCCAAGAAGCGGCCTGTTGTTATGGAAGCATCCACTACCCCGTTCAAACTGGGTGAGTGTGATCTCAAGTTCTTTATTCGCGAGCGCAATTTTGATAACTCCGTTTCTGAGAAGAAGAACTTTGGTGACTGGACGCTTGATACACAAAGCCTCCTGCGTCCTTATGGCCCAGGGATCATGTATGAGGGAGTCTTTTATTTGCTCCAGCATCTAGGCGTAAGTGAGGCCACAACGATTGGGTGGGATAACAAACTCTTGCCCGACGGCGCCGACCAGCAGCACTTCTACGATAAGAAGGGAAGCAAATATGACAAGGCCAATTTTATTCATAGCAATGAAGTAGCAGCCAATGACGCTGCAGTCGAGACTTTGTCTCATGAAGAAAAAATCACCTTAGCAGTCGTGGACGAGTGGTATGAGTGGCTCAAGGCTGAAGGCTGTGAGTTGAAGATTATATCTCGACTCAATCCGGCCAGCCAAAAGATTGCGCGCGTGGAGCTGTGACACGATACCTCATTACTGGCGGTACCGGATCTCTTGGTAAAGCCCTGATCGAGAAACTTCTGGCACTAAACCCCCAAAACGAAATTATCGTGTTCAGTCGCGACGAGGGGAAGCAGGCCCTCTCATTCGGCAATAATCCCGCGATTATTCGTGTAATTGGCGATATTAGAGATTTTCAAAAGCTTAATGTCACCATGAAACGCCATAAGCCTCAGATGGTAATCCATACCGCAGCCCTCAAGCGGATTGATGATATGGAGTTTCACCCCGATGAGTGTGTCAAGACCAATATCACGGGGTCAGAAAACGTGGCCCACGCTGCGCTCCTCAACGGTGTAGAAAAGTGTATTCTTATTTCTACCGACAAAGCATGCCAGCCAGTCAATGTGTATGGTTCATCTAAATTTATTGCTGAACGATGTTTCACCAATTACGATTACCATTCAGAGACTACCATTTTCGCCTCGGTTCGTTATGGCAATGTGATTGCGTCGCGTGGGTCTTTTATTCCTCTTTGGTTGTCCCTTCTGGCTGACGGGCAGAAGATCAAAGTGACATCGACCGACATGTCTCGATTCCTCTTTACTTTGGAAGACGCGGTTGATACTGTGCTAGGAGCGTTAGAGAACGCTCAAGGGGGAGAAGTTTTCATTCCCCAAATCTGCTCCTACGATATGAATACTATCATTGCAGCGGTGGCACAAATGCATGGGTCCCCTGTCGAATACGATCTAATTGGACTGCGTCCGGGCGAGAAACTCCACGAAGATATGCTCGCGGCAACCGAATTGCCCTTTACTTACAAGGTACCAGATATCAACCTTCTGTCGGTCCGACCTCAGTACACTAAACGCCTCTTTCGGGCCGAGTGGGAAGGCTACAATGGCCCAGAGTTTAACTCGGCTCTCCACATGAGTGACAACGTCGAAGAGTTGGTGCAACTCATACAACGAGGTCTTGAGGATGCCAATTAGTTCGAGCAAACTCAAAGCCTTTGATTCCACGATTGCGGAGAAAGATCTCCCCCCAATTATTGAAATTTTGAGAAAGGGAGAGTTGGGCTTCGGACCTAAGGTGGGAGAATTTGAAAAGGCCTTTGGCTCTTTCTCCCAGAAGCGATACAACATTGCTACCAATTCTGCTTCCGCGGCCGCCTACATGATTTTTGCCTACCTGCGCGCCCACCAAGGGGAGTGTGATGTTTATACCACATCTTTGGGATTTACATCACCGGCTTGGGCCGCTCAAGCGACAGGTCATAGAATAATCTTTGTAGATGTGGATGAAAACCTCCAGTTTTCTACCGCCGACTATAAAACTAAACGAACAATACCGCCGAAGAATTCGAATGATGAGGGTGAGCGTCCTGTGGTCCTAATGCCAGTGCTCTATGGGGGTGTGAGTACAATTGAAGGTTTTGAGCCCTATGGGGATGAAATTATCGTCGTGGATAGTGCGCATTGTGTGACCCCCACCATCAAGTCTGATTTTGTCTTTTTCTCTTTTCATCCTTATAAACCGATTTGCAGCCCGGACGGGGGCCTAATTGGCACCAACCACTCAGAAGCTGCGACTTATCTACGTAATTATCGTAACTTTGGGCGTACGCCTAATGGCCACACCTATGATATCACACAGGAGGGCTTTAAGTTCTATATGAATAATTTGAGTGCGGCGGTTGCCCTGACGCAGCTCCCCCACTATGAAAAGAAGTTGTCGCACCGTAAAACTAACTATGAAAAATGGGCAGAGCAATATAGTTTGCTACCTCAAGATGAAAAGTCTTCTTATTATCTGGCCACCACCCTAGTGGATAATGCCAGTGAGTTGCTCGATACCATAGGGGTCAGTCGCCATTACCCCATGCTGCATAAGACCACATATTATGACCCTCAGCATGACGCGCCACTTCTATATTTAGAAAGCGTCCACTCCAAAATTCTCAACCTACCATTATATGAGGTGAAAACATGAAAAAGTGGGAAGACAACAAACGGGCCCATGAAGGCGTGTGGGGCAAAGTATATGAACATGCTCAGTCTCAAATAGCTGATGGTAAATCTGTCTTAGAGGCCTGGACAAACACAAATCTTTACGAGATGCAGACAAGTGCTCTCGGCCGGGATATGCGAAATATTCCCTATATTCTGAAAGATAGACTCTACTTTGCGACCGCCCAAGAATATCTTGATATCAAATTAGGCGTACTGACAGAAGCTCTTATGAATCGTTTATCATCCGATACCGATCTGATTGTTGATTTGGGGTCCGGATGGGGGCGCAATAGTATTTATCTGTCGCACCTCTTTGGCAATACCTATGACTTTTTAGCCTGCGAGTTGTCGGACAATGGGCGCCTTTGCACAGACCATTTTATTGATACATTCGATCTCCCCATCACGACTCTCCCCTTTAACTACTATGACAACACCACCCTGTGTTCCCACCTAAGAGAGAGTGAATATCAGAAAGTAGTGTTCTTTAGTAGTTTTTCTATTGAGCAGATTCCCACGATTGGTAAGACCTTTTTTACATCTCTGCTGGAGCTACCAATCCCGGAGATGGATTTCGTGCATCTTGAGCCGGTAAGCTGGCAACTTCTAAACACCCCGAAGAACACCTCTGATCGTTATAATGAAGATCTCGTGGAGGTAATCCAGCAACTAGAAAGCGCCAAGCTTGGCACCATTCATCACATGGAAGCTAACCACTATGGACATAGGCAGGAATGGGCCGCGTCGCTAATTACATGGTCTAAAACAACTTGATGAGTTATGTTGAGACAGAGAAAGCCCGAGTACAAGAGTCCTTGGGTGATACTGGGTTTGCTATCTCCCATGTCTACCACTTACTTACTGATGAACAACCCCACCAGTGGAAATATATGTGATAAAAATCACCCATTATATGGTACACTATCTACTAGAGCTAAAAAAGCACTGGAATAAATATGACACAAAAAGTATTGGTATTAGCCGCTCATCCTGACGATGAGACTTTGGGCTGTGGGGGCACTCTTGCTCGCCTAGCAGCCGAAGGGGCTTACATAAAGCTTCTTACGTTTACAGATGGAGAATCTGCACGCGGCCAAACAACTAAAAATCGGAACGATAAGCTGGAGGCCGTATGCACAAAGCTCGGAATTACCGATTATTCCTACTCGAACTACCCGGATAATCGGCTAGATATTATATCCTTATTAGATAAGTGTAAATACGTGGAGCAGAATGTGGATTTCGAACCAAATCTAATTTTTACTCATCATCCTAATTGTCTGAATATCGATCATGAATTGGTGTATCGAGCAACAGTGACTGTATTCCGGCCCCAAACTAAAAAAGACCAGACTATTCTCTCCTATGCAATTCCATCCTCCACAGATTATAATCCACGAGGCTCTTTTTTGGGCAACGTTTATTACGATGTGACCACAACCTATAATGTCAAACTGGAATGCCTGAGAGAAAATTATGATGGGGAGATGCGGCCGCCGCCTCATAGTCGCAGTTACGAGAATATAGAAAATTTGATGAAAGTAACGGGCGCAGAGATAGGCGTATCTTATGCTGAAAAATTTGAACTTATAAGGAGCACCCAATAAATGACTAAAGTTTTTGTAATTGCCGAAGCCGGCGCCAATCATAATCGCGATTTTGATCAAGCTAAAGCATTGATCGATGTAGCAGTTAAGGCCGACGCCGACGCGGTAAAGTTTCAGACCTATTCCTCGGAGACTTTGTATTCAGCTAACACTCCGGACTTCGCTGGGTATAGGAATATAAGAAAGCTAATAAAAGATATCGAACTTCCTCGCCATTGGCAAAAGGATCTAAAGCTTTATTGTGATGATGTTGGAATTGAATTCATGTCGACGCCGTTTGACGAAGTTGCGATTGAAGAGTTGGTGTCTCTAGGAGTAAAGAGATTAAAAATAGCAGGATTTGAATCAACAGATCCGCGCTTAGTTAAATGTGTAGCCTCTACTAAGCTGCCTCTCATTATTACAGCCGGCATAGGAAGCAATTTAGAAATGGTCGCCAATATCCTTCGGTGGGCGAGAGAAGAAAACCCCCACGCAGATATTACTATCCTCCATGGCAACAACGCGTATCCCACCCCCTTTGAAGATGCTGGCCTGGGCCAAATTGATCTACTGCGCTCCGTGTATCCCGACATCAAAGTAGGTCTTTCAGATCATACACAGGGCATATTTGTTCCCCCATTGGCAGTTGCGAAGGGAGTTACGGCTATAGAAAAGCATTATACTTTGTCACGACACTTACCGGGTCCTGACCATCCCTTCGCCATTGAACCTGCCGAATTGAAAGCTATGGTGGCCAATATTAGATTAGCCGAGCTAGTAGGAGGCACAAAACCAGACAACTTTACATCAAGCGAACAAGGAATGAAGCAGGCGATGCGTGCCGTCGTTGCTTTGAGGCCCTTGGTAAAAGGCGAAAGGCTTACTATACACAATATCACCACCAAGAGACCGTGCTTGGCAGAATCAATACCAGCTATTGACTATTACAACGTTTTGGGACGCACAGCGGCCAGTGATTTAGAAGAAGATGCAATATTAGCTTGGACCGATCTAAATGAATAATGTTAAAAATTATTGGGAGAACCAGGCAGAACAGCACGAAGAAGATTACAGAGCCACAAACCCAGATTATTATTCTTTTACAAGAGAAATTCAAACTTTAAAGAAGTATTTGGAACCAGACACCTCGGTGCTTGAATACGGATGCGGTAATGGTTATGCCGCACGGCAGATTTTTGAGACTCACGCACTTGAATCGTATTTGGGAGTGGATTATAGCGAAAATATGATCGACGTCGCAACGGCCGCCGTCGGTAGCAATACTCTCAACTTCGCGCTGCACTATGAAACGGGTAACGTCCTAACTCATCTCACCGAAAAGAAATATGATATTGTTTTTACTGATCGATGTTTGATCAATTTGGCCAATCATGAAGAGCAGGTTCGCGCATTACAAAACATCCATAACAATCTAAAACCGCAGGGAACGTACCTTATGATGGAATGTAGTAAAAAGAGTCTGTCAAACATCAACACAGTTAGGCGTGCTCTAGATTTGTCGCCAATTGAGGAACGGTGGCACAACTACTACCTCGATGAGGACAAACTTCTAGAAGATATTCAGGACTACTATAGTGTTGAGAAGATAGACAGCTTCGCTAGCAGTTACTTCTTGATTTCTCGTACCATTAACGCAGTCGTTGGAGCGGCGTCCGGCAGTATCGATTATTTATCGACCATTAACAAGCTGGCCTCACAATTACCGAGCCATGGTGACTATGCTCCGCTTAAGCTGTTTATTTTGAAAAAGAAAAACTTTTCATTAAAAAATGAGTAATAAGACATTTATTATTGCGGAAGCAGGATCCAACCATAACGGAGATTTTGAAACTGCTAAAAAACTTATTGATGTGGCGGTCACCGCAGAAGCAAATGCGGTGAAGTTTCAGTCATTTCGGGCCGAGAAGCTTTTTAGTACCAAAGCCGGGAAAGTAAACAACTTTGATGTTTTTGAGCTTTTCCGGCCCCGGGAAACCCCTCACGCGTGGAACAGAGACCTGAAGCTCTATTGTGATGATCGAGACATCGAATTCATGTCAACCCCTTTTGATGAAGAGGCTGTCGACCTTTTATATGAGATTGGCGTCTCCCGTTTTAAGGTAGCTGGCTTTGAGAGCACCGATTTACGCTTTATTAAGTATGTTGCCTCGACACGGTTGCCCATCATCATTTCGGCCGGCCTCGAATGCGGCAAGGAGATGATATCTCAAATCATTACTACGTGTCACGGAGTAGGGTGTGAAGATATAACTATTTTACACTGCAACAGTGCATATCCTACCCCCCAATCCGAAATCAATCTGGATACTATAAAGTTTTTAAGTGACGAATTCAATGGCCAAATACGAATAGGCCTTTCGGACCACACTCTTTCCTCTATTACTCCCGCTCTGGCAGTCTGTCACGGTGCTACATGCGTAGAAAAGCACTATACTCTTTCTAAGACTATGGAGGGCCCTGACCACTCTTTTGCAGTAGAGCCTGCCCAGCTCAAAGAAATGGTAAAATATATCCGACTAGCGGAGGTGTCCGGGGGCCTGAAGTTGGGCATCACTAACAGTGAACAAGAGAACATTCAGGGACGTCGATCGATCGTACTCAAAAGAAACGTCTCGGCTGGAGAAGGACTGACAGCGGACACGCTTACTACTAAACGGCCCTATTATGAGGGCTGTATAAAGGCTGAAAAGTTTTTTGATTTAATTGAAAATAATAAATGTTTTCTGCTAAACTTAGAGCAAGATGAATTCCTCAAAGACGAACACTTCAAATAACTCGGCGCCGTCTCATGGGCTTACGGATGAAGAAATAATTCAAGAAATTCAAGATATCCGTCGGCGTAATAACACTTACTGGATGGACTCCGTCCGGATGTGTTTTGAATTAGCTCCATCGCGCGCTAGGAGCCTGTTCTCCAAGATTAAAGAATGTGATCGACGAATTCAGGAACTTAGCGATTGGTTGGCTAATAATGACCCACAAACGCCTGAGTGATATAGTATTTATAATCCAGTCTCGCATTAATTCTAAGAGAATCCCTGGTAAAATGCTCCGGCCTTTTGCTGACTCAACTTTATTTGAGATTGCTCTTGAGAAGATTTTGGCGTCATCACTGATTCCTAATGAAAATTTTTATGTATCTCTGTACGACGATGTCTTGAAAGACATTGCTCGGGAGAAGGGAATCAACATTTATCATCGATCAGAAAAGTCGGTAAGTGAAAGCAGCGATACCCGCGTGGTATCTGAGTGGCATAATAAATTGGATTATTCTTATTTTGTGTCCATCAACCCATGTTGTCCCCTACTTCAAGTGGCGACCATTGAAAATTTTGTAAGACATTATTTGGATAGTCCTTATCCCGGCGCCTTTGGCGTACGCCGTGTGCAAAACTTTTATTGGGACCATGAAGGCAAACTCATTACGACATATCCCGGTACACTAGATACTAAGTGCGTGGAAGCTACTTTCGAAGGCGCCCATTGTTTATATGCGGGCTCAATGGATCGTATTGGTCAAGGCATTTATCTAGGAAACTTTGAACCCAATGACCCCGAGTTATACCAGATTGAAGAGAAAGAAACCTTTGATATTGACTACGAATGGCAGTTCCGAGCGGCCGAGGTTTTGTACAAGAATAAGGACTATGTTTTAAATGACTGATATAATCATATTTGGAACGGGCGAATATGCAGAGTTAGCCCACTACTATTTTACTCATGATGCAGAATGCGACTACAATGTGGTGGGATTTACCGCAGACGACGACTACGTTTCGGAGCCTGAGTTTCGAGGTCTTCCCGTCGTACCGGTCAGCGATGTGGTGAAGGTGTTCCCCCCCGAGCGCTACAAGGCTCATGTTGCACTGTCTTACCGAAAGCTCAATCAAATTCGCCAAGATAAGTATAATCTTATGAAGTCCTATGGCTATGAATTAGTGAGCTATGTTTGCAGTCATTCAGTTACGTGGCCCGACCTCAACATGGGAGATAATTGTTTTATTCTGGAAAATCAAACAATTCAGCCCACTGTCGTGATAGGCAACAATGTAATGATCTGGAGTGGCAATCACTTAGGCCATGCCTGCACAATAAAAGACCATACCTATATTAGTAGTCATGTGTGTATTGCGGGCCATGTAGTTGTAGGCGAACGATGCTTTTTGGGAGTAAATGCGGCCGTAGCCGATTACCTCACGATAGGAGATGACTGTTTTGTGGGGATGGGAGCGGATGTGGTCAGTCATGCACCGGATGGGGCCATGGTTCTATGTGCTAAAAGTAACGTTTTCGACAAAGATCACCCCCTCAATAAAAAAATCATAACTTCCTATTTTCATAAAGAATAATATGTGGATAAAAAAAGACCTTATAATTGAACCACAACATAATTTGTGGTGGATGAAAACCCACGCGATGCTCCCGACAGTGGAACATATCAGCGGGGATACTTATCGAGTATATTTTTCAGGCCGTGATGAGACCAATGTTTCGCATATTGGATATGCGGAAGTAGAAGTAGCCGACGGAGCCATGAAGGTGCTGGGATACAACCCTGACCCGGTCTTCTCCCCGGGCGAACGAGGGTGTTTTGATGACAATGGAGTAACTCCTTCATGCATTGTAGGTGATAAACTTTATTATATAGGATGGAATTCGGGCACCACTACTTACCGCATGAGCCTTATAATGGGGATAGCCACAGAATCCTCCTCCGGTTTTGAAAGAACCTCTCGCGCCCCTCTTCTCAAGAGAACCGATCGTGAACCTTTTGGGATCTGCACAGCGCCCTTTGTCCTTAAAGAGGAGACGGGATATAAAATGTGGTATGTTTCCGGAGAGGGATGGCGAGATCGGGATACCCCCCTCTATAATATCAAAGTAGCCACCTCCCTGAACGGACTTGATTGGACACAAACGGGGAGAGTGGCGATAGATTTGAACCCTGGGGAAACAGCGCTAGCCAGGCCTTGTGTGGTCAAGGATGAATATGGCTATCACATGTACTTTTCGTACAAAGTTCCAGCTGTCGGGTATCGTATCGGATACGCCCATTCTAACGATGGGCTGGATTGGACACGAGGAGAGCATTTAGAAGTCGACACATCTTCCACATCCCGGTGGGATAACGAGATGGTAGAATATTCTTATGTTTTTGTCCACAAAAATTTTACTTATATGTTGTATAATGGAAACAACTATGGAGCCACGGGTATAGGGTATGCTGTACAAAGATAAAACGGTAGTCATTATGCAGCCCACTTATTTCCCGTGGGTGGGGTTATTTGACCTTCTGGACGCGGCTGATCTAATGGTGTGGTATGATGATGTCCAACTTGTAAAGCGCTCATGGGATTGTCGAAATCGCATCAAAACCTCAAGTGGCGAAGTACTTTTGACGGTACCGGTTTTCAAGAACGAGAGTCGCGATAATACCACTTTCTCTTCGGCGCGAATTAATTACGAACAGAGCTGGTCACGGAAACACCTGCAGGCGCTTAAACTAAGCTATCAAAAAGCTCCGAATTTTGAAGCCATGCATGGGGTGGTAACCTCCATCCTGAGTACTCAATACCCTACTATTGGAGAACTCAATATTGTAGCTATTGAAGCGTTTGCTGCAGCGCTGGGGATTACCACCCCTACAATACGCTCCTCAACTCTAGAAGGAGTAGAGGGATCTAAAGACATACGTCTCGCCGCAATATGTAAACAGTTAGAGGCGACCCATTATTTGTCCCCCTTGGGCTCGGGCGCCTATATGGAAGCTTCCTTCCCAGGAGGACATGTGGGAACTGCCGGCATAGAGGTTCACTACCAGCAGTATGTACATCCGACCTATAATCAACAATATGGAGACTTTGCATCTCACTTGAGTATAGTAGATTTGATGTATAACCATGCTTTTGACGAGGCCCTGAGGATTATTCGCTCCGGCCGGCACGAACCCATCCCATGTCGCGACTACCATACATATATGGAAAAGAGGACTCGATGAAAACTTATATTCTTTTATCTAAAAATGCCCTTACCGAACAAATTTATGAATCCTTTATTAAAAATCGACCTAGTGAAAAATGGGTACTAGTGCGAGATAAGGATGAATTTACGCTCGAAAAGATACGACACTTAGCCCCTACTAAAATTTTCATTCCGCATTGGTCCCACCTAATCCCTCCGGAAATTACCTCCACCTATGAAAGTATTGTATTTCATATAACCGATCTCCCCTATGGTCGGGGCGGATCGCCTCTCCAAAATTTGATTGTGCGCGGGCACACCGAAACTAAGGTTTCGGCTATTCGGATTGACGAAGGAATAGACACCGGAGATGTGTATTTGAAGAAGCCGCTAAGGTTAGAAGGAAGTGCAGCAGAGATTCATCGGCGCACTAACCCCATTATTGCAGAGATGATTGAGGAAATCATTGATAGTAATATAGCCCCGGTCCCTCAAAAGGGCGACGCCGTAGTGTTCCGCCGCCGCGGCCCCGCGCAAAGCAATATAAGCGCCCTCCATACCCCTCAGCGCGTCTATGACCATATTCGCATGTTAGATGCTCCCGGCTATCCTCTAGCTTATTTGACCAGTGAGTGGTTGCGCTTTGAGTTTAGTGAGGCTAGTCTGCAGAAGGATGGGAGTGTTCGTGCTTCGGTTACGATAAAGCCTCGCCGCGATAAAACCGACAAAGAAATTTTAGATACCATTGAGGGTATCCGAGAGGAAAACAATAAAAATTGGGTTGATTTGCTGCGTTTGGCCATGAGTGTGGACGCCCCGCGGATGAGGCAGTATATACAAGCTTCCCTAGGCGGGGAAGAGGGGAAGCTAGAATGACTAAAAAATGCGAAGAGGTGGCCCTTATCGTACAAGCGCGCCTTTCATCCGAGCGAGTACCCGAGAAAATGATACGTCCCTTTGGCGACACCACCTTACTCGATATTCTCTTTGAAAAACTCGGCCAGATTACCGTCATTCCACAGACCCAAATATTTGTGTCAGCATACGACGAGCCTATTAAACAAATTGCGCGCAATCATAAATTGCAAATATATCATAGGTCGGAAGCATCGGCTTTAGAAGAGGCATCATTGCCGCGCATATTTGAATGGCATGATATGTTGCCTAAACAGTATAAATATGTGATTATTGTAAGCGCGTGCAACCCCCTTTTGAAAGTATCTACCATTGAGGGATTTATTGAGACCTACCTGGAGTCAACTGAGCCTGGAGCGTTTGCCGTTATTCCTAAAAAAACATATTATTGGACCCTAGGAGGTGAATCACTTACTGACTGGAAAGGGTCCCCCACCATGAATACTAAATATGTCGACACGCTTTACGAAGCAGCCCATTGTTTATATGCGTCGCCCTTAGATTTGGTGGGAAAAGGATACTGGATGTCAGACACAGTACCTCCACGTTTGGCCTTGTACCCCATGGATGAGATAGAAGCATTTGATATTGATTATGAATGGCAGTTTAGAATAGGAGAAAAGCTTTATGAAGACTTTATGGATTCTGGGTCCCGGTAACTCTGTCTCTCATTACACTGATCACTTCGATCAGTTGAAGGACCGCACTCTGTTGGCTTATCAGCGGGTGTTTCCTAATTGTTATACTTATTATAATCTCATTCCGAGTTATTGGACCGGCTTTGATCCCAACGCTCTAGTTGAAGGGTTGGAGTTTCTTACTACTCTAGATAAATCTTTACGCCCCTTATTTATGGAGATGGAACTGGTGCTCCCTCATTTCTGTGCGGGGGATTATAGGACTTTTAGACAATATTGTGGGACGACACCTTTGGGTCGTTCCCCGGCTGCATGGAAAAATTATCAAGATCTAGTTCAAAAAACAAAAGATCTCGGTTACAATGTAACTATACTTCAATGTTATACAACTAAAAATATTGAATTAGAGGAGAAATATACCAACCCTCAATTTAGGGACACCAACATTTTCCAACCCGAGAATGAGTATCTACGCTTTATGACAGATAAACCGATTTTCGGAACCATTGAGTTTGATTCTGAAAGTGTGATTGGGTCCCGTTATAAGTGGGGCCTGGAAAATAAATTATCGGTTCAAGCCTTTCCTTTAGCGTATGCTCTGGGCTATAAAGATATTTATGTGGCTGGATTTGATTTGGTAGGAAGTCGATTTTATGATGATAATGAATACCATCCTTGGGATGATGAACGCCAAACCGGACAAGATGTGAAAGCGGCACAACAAATACCTTTAAAACTAATTGAAAAATGGGTAGACTGGAAACCCTTACACGGTATGAATATTTATAGCGTAGTAGAAGACCAGTACACATTGGTGAATGAAGTATTACCATATAAGCCTTTTGAAAAGGCTCTCACTGAAAGGAAAATAATACAATGAGAAAAACTACCACTACCACTCGGACGCAGAAAAGAAGTACTGCGCCCACCACCACAGATACAGCCACGCCTCTGTCGCGCGGCCAAGTTGAGGAGATAGTCGATGAGATGCTACGCACAGCCTTCCGAGACCATGCGCGCAACATAGAGGAACACCTCAAGAGTATTCACGATCGTCTGGTTCGGATCGAGACTCACGGAGCCCTGCGATGAAATTATCCAATCAAGCTCTTGGCGCCCTGATGATGGCGTTGCAGAAGTCTCTGATGGAGCAAAGCGACATCGTACCAGTTTTGAAAGAGTTTAACTTTGTCTTTGACCCCGAGGACTCTAGTCATTCGACGCTTGTTGTAACCAACCCTCCGGTTGTGAAGCTTGAAGAAGCCGAAGATAGCGAAGAAACTCCGGCTTTCGAAGACTAAAAGTGCCACGGTACACTTATCGTTGCACAAGCTGTGATATACACCAAGACATTTTTCATCTTGCTGATGAAAAGCCGCCCGGTTGTACACAATGCAGCAATACAGATAATTTAGTCAAACTCTTGAGCCCCATCACAACACGGCGGAAAACTAAAAGCGTTCCCAAGACCGGCGTAGTTACAGAGGAGTTTATTGAGAACTCCCGACAAGAGTTGGAACAACAAAAAGAAGCGTTGCTAAAGAAATGACATATACAGTAATTTTTGTTTTATCCCTTTTGCTAAACATCACATTAATATGGTATAGCGTCCGCCTCTTACGCACACTTCTATTTGTTTCTGATAATTTAGCGGATATGTATTTTACATTACGATCTTTTTCTATTTTTGTTAAATCTCTATATGGAATGAATTCGTTTCATGGCGAGCCGATTATCCAAGAGCTTGTTGAACGCGTGGGGATCGTCCTCCGCGAGATAGAGGTGTTCAGAGATGTCTTTGAGTATACACTGGACGAAGAATTAGAGGAAGAATTAAATGAAATTGAAAAATCCGAAGAAAATACGCCGCAAGCGGTCTAAGTCTAAGAAAAATTATTACTTTACTCAAGTGCATGAAGATGCAATTATCAAATATTGCAATACCGAAGATCGGGAGCTGCGAGAGAAGTTATATGGGGAACTGATCCAACCGGCCTTCAACCAAATGGTTGATAAAATAATTTATACTTATCGTTTTACAAGTCTCCCTAACATTGGATCCCTAAGCGATGATTGCAAGGTCTGGCTGACAACCATTCTAGAAAAATATGATCCTTCTAAGGGTTCTAAAGCGTTCTCCTACTTCTCAGTAGTCACCAAAAACTGGTTCATTCATAAAGTCAAGCGGAATCAAAAGCGAAACCGGACCGAAGTATATCTCGAAGATATGATTAACGAGATGGCCGAAGAATGCATATCTGACGAACCGAACTATGTTGATACGAGAGAAGACTTAGAATTTTGGGCATCCTTGTATAAAGAGATTGATACTTGGGACAATATTATGCTTAAAGAAAACGAACGTAAAGTTCTGATGGCTGTCCGGATTTTGATGGACTCGGCAGATACAATTGAAATTTTCAATAAAAAAGCTATTTATCTATACTTGAGGGAGATCACGGGCTTGAATACCAAACAGGTTGTCAATAATCTTAACAAACTACGGAAACACTATCGTACCTTCCGACGGAAGTGGGAAAGCGGTCAGATATAATATGGATAAAAAGCATAGAGTAACCCTCGAAGACTACATCGCAGAGTCTACCACTAATATTAGGGAAGACCGCGCCATGGCAAAGTCCCTCCTTATGGATACTATCCAAGATATGAAAATTGCGGAGACATCTCGTCGCGAGTTGGGGCCCATAGCAGCGAAGTATGTTGAAAACCTACAGCGCTCCAATGAACAATTGGTCAAACTTGCTGCTTTGGTCCAAAAACAGAAATCTGAGCAGTTTGGTCTCACCGCTGATGACAAAGACCAATTATTTGATCTTCTAAAAGAGGAGCAACCTGATGACAGCGGGCAAACTTGATTTAGAGAAGGATCTCAAATTTGGCACGCTTAACGCCATCGAAGATCAAAATGTCAAGAATTCTGGCGATAAACGTCGAACTTCTAGTCTGCAGGCACTAAACGCTTCTATACGAGAGGAGTATGAGACTAACACCTTAGAGGATGTCGAAGTTTTTCGAGGGATTGTTGTCCACAAACGCCCCATTCGTACCCCGCGCTATCAAAATCGAAGCTCCCTGTTACGAGGCTTCATTGCCGGCGACCCCGAGCTACCAGAGACCTCCGCCCCGCCCGCGGCCGAGGACACAGGCAACAATCAGGTATATAAAGCAGCCCCATATACAGCCTATAAGGTGTATGTACCTGAGTTGGAACCTCGCCCGGCGCCGTCTAATTTCAATGATCCTGTCCTTCACACCTATCCTGATATGTTGACCCCCCCCGGCCGGCCAGATCTTAAAGACTTACCCCTAGGCGCAATTGTCGAAGTTGTGTACGAAGACCCCACGAGGCTGTATAATCCCCAGATTGTAAACGGCACCGGCGACTCTTACATTCTCATGGCGAATTATGAAGACCAACAAAGCAACACTCAGCTTATGTTCGGCGACGGACCAATACAGCTCATGGGCAATACAGGAGCCTCTGCAGCTGGTTTTGATGGCCAGGTCAATCAGGGGACGGGTTTGCTCTTCGGGGACAGTCAGTCCGACGGAGGGAGCACTCTAGGAGGTTATCTGCCTAAAGAACTCACCGGCCTTGGACTCAAACTAGAAGTAGAAGCAAAATACGGCAAAGGATTGATAGTCGGTAAGGATCATTGGGATATCTCAAACCCGGACGGTCGCGCGCAACAGGCGCTGACACGTGTAAAGCCTTCCTTTGTCATTGTAGAATTGGGCGGCAACGACTCTTATTACGTTGGTAATGGCGCTAGCACTACAAAGAAAAAAACATACACGGAGACTATGAGTAGCTGGCTGACCACAATCCGATCTTATGGAAACCCTAAGATTTTATGGTTCGGCCCCTCCAAAGCAACCAAAATTGGAGAAAATGACGTTCCCTATGATAGCTTACGACAGAATGTTCGAAATTGGCAGCAAGAAATATTAGGGAGCGCCGGCCTCGACGTCACATGGTATGACACCGTCCCTTATACAAAAGACTTACCCATGAAAACAGATGGAGTTCACTTCGTCGCGACATCATATAAAGCATGGGCCAAGTCCCTAGTTGCACCGAACGCCCCCCTAGACTCAGTGATACCCTAGGTTAGTCTAAAACGAGGAGAGAGAAAATGGCAGATGGAAAATTAGACCTAAAAAAAGATCTTAAGTTTGGTGTATTGAACCCTCTTGAGGATATGAACGTGTCCAACTCCGGCGATCGCCGGCGAACCAGCAGCCTGACAGCACTGAATAGTACAACCCGGCGAACATATAGAAAGAATACTCTGCGCAAGCGCCAGCGGTTCAACGGTATTATTGTTCATAAAAAACAGGTTCAAACACCTCGCTATCAAAACAGGGCTACACTTCTTCAGGGCTATGTGGCAGGTCAGCCCCTAGAGGGAGCTTCTACCGAGACGAATGATTCCGCCGACCCGGCAACCACCGGTAACCAGCAGCCCTATAATGGCAACCCATATACAATTTATAAGGTGTATATTCCTGAACTCGAGCCGCGCCCAGCCCCCAAAAGTTTCACTGACCCCGTATTGCATACATATCCAGATGTCATGGCCACGGCAGGGCGCGCCGATCTCAATGGTTTGCCCTTGGGTGCGATTGTACAAGTGTCCTTCGAAGATCCTAACCGTCTTTACAATCCTCAAATTGTAGATGGGGACAAAGATAAATTTGTCTACATGGCCGGCTATGACGTAGAGCAGGCGAATCTAGAACTTATGTTCGCCGGCGGAGTTCCTGGGTTATTAGGACACACTGGAGAGTGTTCGGAGGGAGAAGGCGACGGTGGAGGAAGCGGAAATGTGAGTTTTACGTGGTCTCAGTTGGTCTCTTTGCGTCCGGCCTTTGCGGAGTTGCTAGAATACATCGCGGCCCATGAGTCTAGGGGTAACTATAATGCTGTGAATCGTGGAGTCGGCGGCGACACTCCCGGCGGATCAAAAAAGGTACCCGGGGTAGGGAAAGATTTGACAGAGCTGACCATTAGGGAAGTTCTGGGATATATGAAGGGTGGTGCAAATGCCGCGGCAACGGGCGTAGGCGGAAAGACTGATAAGTCTCCTAATGGTTCCGTGGGTTTTCTAGCGACGGGGAAATACCAACTGATTCCTGTTACACTCAACGGAGCAGTTCGCTCTACCGGAGTAGATAAAAGCAAATTATATAACAAAGAAACCCAAGAAGTGTTTGGAGTGTATTTACTCTTGAAAAAAAGACCTGTTCTAGGACGTTATTTACTAGGCATGTCTAACGATGTGTGTTTAGCAGCGCAAAAGGCGGCCCTCGAATGGGCATCGTTGCCTCTGCAGTATGCGCGAGATAATGGATGCCAGCGTGGCTATAGCGCCTATTGTAAAGGCGGCGCAAACGCTACTGAGCCCCTGAGTCGGAGCCCCGACGAAGTCGTGCAAATTTTGAAGCAAGCGCGTGAAGCAGTCCGGCAGAACTCCGTAGCGGTTAAAATGCTAGGCGATAAAGGCTATAAATCTGAGTTTGTAGCCTAAATATAGATAGGATAAGGAAAAAAGACTATGGCAAAACCAAACATTAGCGTCAAAGCAGTGAGAAACAGTAAAGCTGTCGATCCTGACAAACTACCAAAGTATATCAGGCGCCAATACGACGCTTTGGAAACTGACCTCGAAAGGGCCACCTTCTTCGGTTTTGGCAATACCTCACGCCCCAATTATGACACGCCCAGTTATAACCTCTCCAAAAATGAAACAGTGGTCAGCCGCGGCAACGCATGGATTGTTTTTGGAGTTGATCGACCACACAACCTGGCCTCTGGTTTCGGCGGTCGACTGAATGCTCACTGCGCCTCGATTGATCTCGTCGCCGGGCGAATGGGATCCCGCGCCAACTCTCAGTATGAGGACGGAGAACCTATTATTGTTAATCCTAATTTCAAACTTGACGCAGCCCGTATATACATCAGTCAAAAATCTAATGTTGATAAATACTTTGGTCTCAAGCCTGGTACAGTCGGGAATACGTCCGGCCTAGAGCCACGCTCCACTGTTGCCATAAAAGCTGACACCTTACGGTTTATAGCCCGAGAGAATATCAAACTCATAACTCACACTGATAGACAAAATTCTCAAGGTGGCGCCTGCAACGATGCTATCAATGGGCTCTATGGTATTGATTTGATGGCCAACAACGACGACCGAGATATGCAGCCTTTGGTGAAGGGAGCTAACCTTGCTGAATGTCTGAAGGAAACCTTGACCGCGGTCCATGATTTGAGGGATATCTTTTTGACTTTCCTAGATTATAATCGTCAGTTTCAGATTCAGATGGTGGCCCATACTCACTATAGTGCTTTTTATGGCAGCCCAACATCAATGGATTTTAATAATTTGCCCGACGGTTTCAAACGTATCATCAATCTCGTAACCAATGTTGAAACACAATGTTATCTACAAATGCAGAGGATGACAGGTATTCAACAGAAATATATTGAGGCTCCCGGTGGGGCCGAAACTGTGAAAAACGACAAAAGCTCTTATATATTGAGTAAATATAACAACACGAATTAGGAATAGTATGGCTTCTCAAATTTCCGGACCCAAATATCGCTCTCGTACGCCTGGTATCCCCTTTTATAAGGGTAAAAAGTATGTGACGCGCCTTGAGATCACCCCCAAAATCACGAGTCAGGAGAACTTCCGGGCCCGATATGAGTTGCTCCACGCTCAGGCGGTCGATAATTTTATAATGCATTATTATCCGGAACTGTGGCCTGGTGTCAATGATGCTCTTGACGCGGTGAACCCCGCTGCTAGCTATCAAGATTTATATATTGCCCTACGATCGAGTATCGAGGATGCCGTGATACTGAGGGGGTTCTATCAGCCAACGGCACCTCCTATTCAGGGGCGTTCGTTTATTGTCGCGACCTATGACCCGAAACATTCCGTTGATGTGATCCGAAAACAACTTAAAAGGGCCTCCTTCGACGGCGGAACTCCCTTCCCGACAACCCAAAACTCAGAGGGCAATTCCATCCGCCTAGGCCTCCCGTCCATCGACCCGGTCATTGCATATTATAATAGTATTCAAGAACTCGGAGGAATCACAGGAGAAAGTTCAGAGAGCACCTTTATAGTCGGTTCCATGATGGAAGATCAGGATATCGTGAACAACGGTCTAAGGGCATTTGCACTGCAGATGATGGCCTTCCCCGGCGGCATAAATTCTAGTCTAGATATGCCATTTCTCCAGCAGGATGTACAGCAGTTCCTTAATCTGTTTATTCGTACTTTGGTGAATCAGTTCTCAACTCAACAGGAAACACATGCATTTGATGAAGCTGATACTTTGACTATCTTTTTTGGTAAATACCAAGACTCCTCACAGATAGCTATCTCTCGTATGGAATACCTAGTGGTTGACGAATCCCCTAGTCCCCAAACCCTGGCGGTGGGTTATCTTACCAATATGAGCTATAATCCGTCTTTTAGGGATAAATTGACGCTATCCATGCTTAGTAACTATGAAGATACTCTGGAAGGTATGAAGAATATGTCTCCGGGACTCCCGGGCCAACCTATGATGATGGATGGAGAACAGTTCTCTTTTTATACTTTTGCTTCCGGGCTTCAAGAAGACGGGGTCGATCTGGGTGCTACGTCGGAGAATTGGGAAGAGTTCAAATTCATTACGCCTATTGTAAATGCTGCCGCCGAAGAAATCGTTGATGGTTATGCGAAAGCAGCCATTGAGGCCGGCCTGCCGTTCGACACGAAGCAACTCACAGAGGGGATCGAGGTCGCCCTTACATCCAAAGAAATTCGGGATCTCCGGGAGAAAATACTCAACAACCCGGAACTTGCACAAAAGGTCTTTGCTGAGCAAAAAGCGAAGACACTCAAAGCTGGGATCAATGTTTCAAAGAAGTTAGGTAAAATCTTAGAGTCAGGCCCCATGGGATTTGTGAAAAAGAACTCCCCCTTGGATCAAGTGTTCCGGCAGTTTGGAATCCAAGAAGTGGCGAAAGAAGCCTTCCGTTGTGCCACCTTTGGGCTTGCGCCAGAACTAGCTCGGATCAACAGTGCAGTCCAGAAGGCTCTCACTAATCAAGCAGGCAGCATTTATTTACCACCTCCTCAACAGCCAGCTGCCTCTATTAGCAAACCTGACATCGATTTAGAAATGTTTAAACCCTTTTCTATAACAGGAGATATTTGGAAACAAATTTTAAAGTCACTTATCGATGGCCTTCGTAATGCTGTTTTGGAAGTCATGAAGGAGTTGGCTAATCTTCTCCATGAACTTTGCGATTTCAATAATCCTTTTGCGGAAGACTATGGAGCCCAAGATATAACGGATTTCCTTCCGCCGGAACCTGACATTTATGGGCCGAACAGTGCCCTGCAGGGACTGGCGGACCGCCTAGGGGTTCCGCGGCCTACCATCTATCAGTATCTAGCTGATCTCTCAAGCATCCTAAGCTCTATGGAAATATGTTTTCTCTTTACTGACCCGAGCCAAGTGACCGAGGAACTCCTCCAAAGGATTGTCACCTTTAACCTGACCTATGATGACGCATATATCAGTACTGTGCTGACTAACAATAATGCTATTATGGCGTTCTTTGCCAGTCTAGCAACTATTGTGGACATCACTAACTTGTGCGATGAGATTGCTAATGCCCTTTACGACCTCAACCAGGATGATATTTGTTTAACTGAGGCCGACCTTGCTTCTGCCCTAGAATCACAAAACATTGAGTCTCTTTTAGATCTTATGGAGAATGGTCTGCAGCTAGAATTGCCGCCCATTAACTTCGAATGCCCAGACAAGGCAGGTTTCATTGAGAATCCACTGTTTAGTCGAGCAGTCCCCCAGGCGCTGAATATGACAACAGATATTGTGGAGACACTTTTCATCAATTCTAGTCAAGCAGCTCTGAGTGTACTTACAGAACCCTCAGTGAAAGGCGGCCCTAGTACTTCCGGCGCAACCTTAAAAGCTCTTTCCGAGATTGATGGTGTAGAAGGAGTCAAAAGTGAGACAACTGCCGACGCCAGCGCAAAAGCCACAAAAATGCTGGAAAAGATGGGGGGTAAATTTACCGAGTTCTCTGGTCATATCGCCGCGGCCTTTGCGGAGGGCGAGGTTTGCTCAGATGCTTTGGGCGAGAAGGCCGAGCAAATTCTGGCAGTGACCGATACTCTGATCGGGATCTTCACTTCCGGCGAATTTCTGGAAGCCATGCAGAATATTCAAGATAGCTTCGATAATATTACGGATACCATTGCCGCAGCCTCGGCCAGCAATCAAACGCCTCGCGTAACTTATAATTTCCCCAGCGCTTATAAAGCCGGCTTCAACAACTATCTCCCCGCAGAAGGGCCCATCTGGGCCCCTCGTTCCGAGGCGTTCCTCGGTCTCTTTGGCGGAACCGGAGAGATAACTCAGGACAGAGTAGTGGCCGGAAAGTTCTTAGCCCACACGGCAGATGATAATAGTATCAACCTATCATCGTTTGATGTCAATGAAACTAGTACCCCCGCTGGAGCTTGGTACCAAGCTCCAGCGGGGATGAATGTTACAGTCATCAGCGACCCAGCTTACGATAGCTATGAAGACCTCGACCTACGATTTACTTTCAACACGGTGGGCAAAACAGATCTTCTACAACTTTCATTTCCGCGGTTTGACACCGCCACATCGACAACTATGTCAGGATCGGAAGTTAGTTTTGCTTATGTTACTCTGAGTTCCTCGGCAGCGACCCCTTATCTGCCAGATCTCGTTCAATTTCGCATAACTTCTTCTGTGCTTGATATCCTCTCCTCGCACTTTGTGCCAGCTCTCGGACCACATGATCCCGGTCCTGCCCAATCCGGTGAGCGCCTACAAACTAACCCCTATGTTAATCGCTTTACTGCTCCGGTAATGGATAACTTGCGACCTCTTTTACATAATATGAGCAGCAACCAGGCCGCCACCGTACGAGAAGAGATAGAGACACAACTTTTCCCCTCTATGTTCGCTGGCCTAACCAAGGCTATGTTCAACTATATAGAGAAAAATGGTATTTTCGATATAGCAACGTTGCGATCTCTTCAGCTGTTCAAAGATAATACAAGTTGTCCCCCCGACCAGGCCGCGGACCTCTTGGACGCTGGTGGAATTTTAGAACAAGTTAAGGCCGAGTTCTTGGAGTCAGCATGTTTTGATGAGATGCCTCTCGACATCAAAATTCGCTATGCTACCATGATAGCCTTATTCTATAATTTGATTCAAGTTGAAATTGCTGAGTTGATAGTAAAAAACATTTTTGTTTTCAGCGCGTTTGATGTTGAGGAGTTGATGACCAAGCCGACGATAGGACAGTTTATTGCGTCCCAGGTACGCAACGACGTACTGACGAAACTACAGCACCAACCCCGCGTTCGCCGGGCTATTATAGAGTATTACAATTTCAAGATTGCCCGGCCGTCGGTGGCTAGCCTAGGCGGCCTCCTCAATTCCGCCGGCGCCGTAGTATTTCCTATAGGCACAGTGTTTAGTTCTCTTAACTGGCCTGAGTTAGTAGAATATCTCGTTCAAGCGCGAATTGATGCCTCAAAAATGCCGGTATCTAATGTGGTACGAATGGCCCGCCAAGATTCGAGTTTTCGAAAGACTTTTGATGAGGCTTTTGTCCAAGATATCTTGGGCTTTGGTACTCGACTCAGCCAGGTATCCCAGCCCACCGGGTTTGAACAGCAATTGGTTACACGCACCATCGGCGCGCCTTTGGCGTATGGCACAATGCTAATTGAAAGGGTCGTCACCTGGTCGGGTCTCGAAGGGGATAACATACCCTCTATCTTAGAGCCTACCCAGGAAATCGGCGGCGAGCTGGAGCTGAAAGAATTTCAAAAGAGCTTTTTACCAGTGGACACCAATAACACTCTCACGAAGCCAATAGCCGGCGCCGTCGATCTCACAGATATGGCCTGGCATGTACGCTTCACAGATCTCCGGGTTAAATATCGTTTAGTTTATTACCTTCCTACACAAGTCGCGACGGTAGCGGAGCACTTCACCGGCCCAGCCGTCGAAAATTATACTTCAAAGCTGACCGGGAGAATGTGGCGCCTCGACACCTCTTACGCCGTCGGGTCGTCTCCTACCGCCGGCGATATCAATAATATCTTAGCTAATCAAATAGAAACAACCTTTCAGTATCAAGAACCTCACGGTGGTCCCGTCGACGCCAATGTTCAATACGGCATGGGCCCAGATGGTCAAGAGATAATTAGAGTTAAGATAGTTGACTTTGATGATCCGGATACCGTGCACGACCTAGGTTCCTATACGGCTCTCCTGTCGGAAATATCCACGACCCGTCATGACTTTGAAAGTCTACGTACCAAACTGACTAGCGCCCGGTTTAGTGAGTCCGCAAGGCAAACATCGCAGTCTCGCATTGCTCGCCGCGCTGAAGCAAAGAATATCGCTAGTGACTCCACATATAAGAAAATATTTAGCGAAACTTTCAATCAAGAGTTTATTACGATGGTCCCGGTATATCAAAACCTCTATCTTACCAATCGATATTTTGGAAAGATAGAAACTGTTTTCGATTCGACCAAAAACTTTATTATTCAAGCGTTTATTGACGTGGTCACCGGCAAAGACCCAACAGCACCGGTTGGAAACAATCGCCCTGCAGCCGCGGCAGCCATTCAAAACAGCCCGGGCCCCGATTTTGCTGCCAAATTTGAGGGCCTCGGACGTGACTTTATTCTCAAGATGCTTATCGAAACCCCCATCATGATATTGAAGGGTTTAGCAGAAATGATCGACCCCCACGTGGCCATATGGAAGATGGTTCGCAACGTGACGGGAATGGGCTTCGACGAGATTATTAAAATGATTGACGCATCCGGTGTCCTTCAAACAATAGACGAGGAACTCGAAGCCGCCGACCCACCGTTGCCCGCCATGAATATGAGGGGCGAAGATTTGATAGCACTAATGCTGTGCCTTCTAGATTTCGGAATGAACCAGACACTAGAGGCTGACATCAGGGACATGGGGCCCGCTGCTCAACACGCATTAAGTAATGAAGAGATAAAGAATAATATTTTACCAAGGATGTCAGTGGAAGGTATCGACTTTACTTCCACCCTCAGTGGCATGTTAATGATTCCCCCGTTGCCTTTCGGCATCCTTTATATCTTGTTGGACCTCTTGAAAAAGGATCTCGCCGCAGCATTAACCAGTGACGCCGACGAAGTTTCTGAGGAAGAAAGTTTACCGGAGTGTTAATTAGAATGGAACAAGAGGAGGAATAAAGAATGTCATCAGGCCTTTCAGTCATGCTGCCGCTTACAGTAAGTGAAGTTTTTGGCGCGTACAATTTGAATACCAACTTTGCTCAATTAGCAACACAGAATCTTAAGATGCTGTTATTGACTAACCCGGGTGAAAGAATTATGAACCCCCAGTTTGGTGTAGGGATCCGTCGTTTCTTCTTCGAAGCCAACGACCAATCCACCTATAACCAGATTACAGAACGCATATTTTCTCAAGTCGGTACCTATATGAAATTTCTTAGAGTGGACGATATAAGTTATAATTATGTGGAAGATAACCCTGATCTTTACCCACATGTTGTTGCTATTACCTTACAATATACAATTATACCTCTTCAAATCTCAACTAGTGTATTGATTCCTGTGAATAGCAACTAATTACTAGAGGACTTTAGAGTATGGCTAAAAGATTACAACCAATTGATTATACGAGCCGCGACTTCGATTCGATCCGTCGCGACCTCGAAAACTTTGCGAAGCGTTATTATGCGGACACCTATAAAGACTTCAACGAAGCGTCTTTTGGTTCTCTTATGCTGGACACTGTTTCCTACATCGGGGACATCCTATCCTTCTACCTTGATTACCAGGCCAATGAAAGCTTTTTAGAGACGGCGGTAGAATACAACAATGTTATCAAGCTCGCTCGACAATTGGGGTATAAGATTGATCGCAACCCTTCTTCGTATGGTATTCTTACCTTCTATATTAAGGTCCCGGCCGCTACTACGGGCCCCGGTCCTAATCTTGACCTCGCTCCGACACTCCGAGCCGGCTCAACCTTCTCATCCTCAGGAGGAGGTATGTATACGCTCCTACAGGATGTAGTCTTCGCCACTAGTACAAACCAAATAGTAGTTGGTACAGTCAACGCTACTACTGCTCTCCCAACGAGCTACGTGATCCGTGCGCAAGGCCGCGCTGTGTCAGGTCGAATGGCATTCCAATCCACCGAGCTGGGAGACTTTGACCGCTTTCGCCGGGTTGAGTTAGACAATAATAACGTTTCCGAAGTTCTCAGCGTAATTGACAGTGAAGGTCATCAATACTTCGAGGTAGACAACCTCTCGCAAAATGTAGTTTTTAAAGCCATTCGTAATACCACATCGACTCAGGGGACGGTCCCCAATATCCTACGTGCTGTTCCGGTACCGCGGCGCTTTGTAGTAGAATCTGATGGCAGTATGACATACCTTCAGTTCGGATATGGGTCAGACTCAGAACTCTCGAGTGAGAGTGTAGTCAACCCTAATAATTTAATGCTCGAGCTAAATGGTCGCAGCTATATCACTGATGCTGGCTTCGACCCCACAAAGCTTATTTCTAGCGATAAGTTTGGTATCGCCCCTGCTAATACTACATTGCGTATTGGATTCCGTGTCAATGGCACACAGGATGTCAATGCTGGAGCTAACACAATCGTGAATGTCGCAAATCCAATTGTAAAGTTTGCTGCGCAGGGATCTTTGTCGGCCGCGGCCCGGGCCACTGTGCTAAACTCTATTGAGGTTACTAATGAGGCGCCCTTTGTGGGGAACGTCAGCCTCCCCAGTTCTGACGACATCAAGCAGCGGGTCTTTGGGTACTTCGCGACGCAACATCGAGCTGTGACGCCTGCTGATTATCGGGCAATGTGTTACTCTCTCCCGGCTAAGTTCGGAGCCGTACGGGCCGTCAATATCGTCCGCGACTTTGATGCCTTCAAAAGAAACCTCAATTTATATGTCATATCAGAGGATGCATCTGGTAAACTCACAAAAGCTAATCAGACTCTCAAAGATAATCTTAAAAGTTGGATCGTCAATTATAAGATGATTAATGATACTATTGATATTCTCGATGCTACAATTATCAATTTTGGAATCAGGTACACCCTTACAACCGATTTGAATAGCGGCCGCTATGCCGTGCTCAACGCAGCCAATCGTAATATCCGTGAGTATTTCTTCCGCAATCGCTTTGAGATTGGCGAAGCCATTATGCTTAACGACATCTATCGGCAGTTGAACAAAGTCGACGGCGTTGTAGATGTAGTGAATGTAGAGATAATATCCAAAAATGGAGGTGTATATTCTCAAAGCAACTTTGATCCCGAAAGAGCAATGTCCCCGGATGCACGCCAAATCCTCGCACAGGAGAATACAATCTTTGAATTGAAATTTCCTAATGTTGATATTGTGGGGAGTATAAAATAAATGGCGATTTTTCGATTCACGGCGAGTGCCGACACGACTATTACTAATGCATTCAAAGCAGACCTTACGTTACGCGGCACGGGCTCTAATATGGGCTATGCCGACTCGGTGGAGATCTTTTCCATCGCCGGCCAACTATCCTCGTCAGCTGCCGGTGCATCGCAGGAACTTTCTCGTGCTCTGATTAAGTTTCCTATTGCTGATATCTCGGCCGCCCGCACAGCCGGCACACTTCCGGCTTCCGGGAATGTCTCCTTCTTTTTGCGTATGTATAATGCTCAAACCCCCTGGACTCTTCCTCAAAACTTTAAACTCAATATCTTACCTGTCACACGCGACTGGCAAGAGGGCACAGGCTTAGACATGGACAATTATAATGATCTAGGTGAAGCAAACTGGATGTCCGCTAGCACGAGCGCTGGGTGGACTAGCGTCGGAGGAGACTATAATGTCGCTACCCCGGGAAACATGTACACTGTCACATTTCCTTTAGGCTGGGAAGATATCGAGCTTGATATCAGCGGCTTAGTAGAACAATGGATCACCGGTTCGGCCGGCGGCGGAATTGAGAACTATGGCGTCGGGGCGCACCTAACTTCCAGCCAGGAAGCGTATTTTTCAGGCTCAGGGGACGCCGATTCCGGCAGCCTCATCAACAACCGTACTGGATCCACTCAGTCTTATTATACCAAGAAGTTTTTCGCTCGCTCAACTGAGTTCTTTTTCAAACGACCCCTCATCGAAGCCCGGTGGGACTCCGTTGTAAAGGATGAACGTGGCCAGTTCTATTTTTCCAGCTCCTTCGCCCCTGCGGCGGATAACCTTAATACCCTCTATCTTTATAATTATGTGCGAGGGCGTCTGGTTAATCTCCCGGGAATCGGTACAACTGGAAATGCTGCTAACCTAACTTGCTCTTTTTATTCCAGCTCTGCCACCGGCACACCCACCGGCTCTGCCATCCGCCTTCCACTGGGAGGGGGTGTTACTGCGGCATTGAGCACGAATGCTACCGGCACTTATGTGAGTACGGGAATCTATTCATGCGATGTTGCGTTGACCGCCGGCGCAAGTCCTTTGGAAGGAATTAATGATGTTTGGCGTAGATCTGATAATGTAGAGTTTTTCACCGGCTCTCTATATCCCAGTGCGATGCCTAAATATGGGAGCGCTCCTACTTTCAATTATAATACCAATATACGTAATTTGCGCAAGAGTTATAGTATAAAAGAAACGGCACGCTTCCGTACGTTTGTGAGAGACAAGTACTGGAATCCAACGATCTACGTGAAAGCGACTGCCAACAATCCCACAGAAATTATCAATAGTGCGTCTTATTCCATCTACCGGGTGGTCGATGATATGACAGTAATTGCTTTCGGCACAGGAAGTAATGACAAAAATTGTACCTATCTGTCGTATGATGTGAGCGGCAATTATTTTGACCTGGATATCTCTCTCTTAGAGCGAGGTTATATGTATGGGATTAAATTTGCCTATTATAATGATAGTATAGGAAGTTGGATGGAACAACCAGAAACGTTCAAATTTCGAGTTGAAGAATAATTAATACATGTCCCTCAAAAACTATTTCGCAACAGCCGAACGAGTAAACTCTGTTTCCGGGCTCACTGGTCAACAGATCGGTGGCGAAGTGGAATCCGTGGGGTACCACGAACAAGACATTATATTTGAACAGAGAATGATCCCGCGGGTTGACTTCTCCAAACCAGAAAACTTTGCTCGATATGGACTGGCCACGGAGTATTACGACGGAGCGCTTAAACGAATTTATGGATCCTTTCCGTATGATGGTTCTCGCCAGGAAAGGTTAGAGTGGGAAAATGAATCCTTAGATATCGATTTGTATATCTATGAGAATCTGTATCCGCGTACCAATGGTTATATCATCTTCTCGGCCGAGGGCTGGGGAACAGGCAACATGGCCGATGGCTATGGATCATCCTCTACCAATGAATATATTCACTTCTATGGCGGGCCGCATGCTAATGATACCGGCTTTACTCCTTATGCTACAAAGTTTACGGGCTCGAACTATTACGAGCCGGCAAAAAACCGTGAGAGCAACCTCAAATACGACATTGCGGATAATGGAGTTAGTGTAGAATTCTGGCTCAAGAAGAAAGCCTTCAATCTTAGCGATACTGAAAAAGAGGTAATTTTTGATCTGTGGAACGGACAACCCAGCTCATCTGCTGACTATGGCCGACTACGCATTCAGCTTACTGGAGCTACGTCGGGCCTGAGCCCCTTCCGGGTCACTCTGCTCTCAGGATCCACCGGTATTTATGACACTAGCGTCGGCGCAGCCACTTTTACGAGTGCGTCGGTTGCGGATGATAAATGGCACCACTATGGCTTTACATTCAAGTCAGCCTCAGCCGGCCTCCAGACGCGTTTCTACGTCGACGGTGAACTCAACAATGAAGTGATCACGGGCTCGGGCTTCCAAGAAGTTACAGGGGCCTTACAAGCTTATATTGGCGCCCTGATCGCTGCCCCGTCGGCTAGTACGGCCCTGGCCGGCTACGGCAAGATGTCCGCATCCCTCGATGAGTTCCGATATTGGAAAACGCAGCGAAGTTCTAAGGGCATCGGGCGCTATTGGTTCACTCAGGTGGGCGGTGGTACTAATACCGACCCTGAACCTTTTGTAGATAATGTCGGAGATGTGAACACTCTACTGGGTGTCTACTTCAAGTTCAACGAAGGGGTCACGGGCGTAACCCGAACCGATAGTACTGTTTTAGATTATTCTGGCCGTATTACAAACGGAAGCTGGACCGGCTATACCCCCTCGTCTCGAAATACCGGGTCCGCTATTGTTATTTCTAATGCTGCTATCAAAGAGTACCGAGATCCCATTATCTATAGTTTCCACCCTGCGGTGGTTGCTCTGTCCTCTTCGCTGGAACTCACAGGGTCAGATTACGATGCTTCTAATGCAGCGAATATATATAACTCAATACCTCAGTGGATCCGAGAGGAAGACGAAGAAGGTCAGAATAACACTCGCTATCTCACGCAGATCATGGCAAGCTATTTTGATGATTTCCAGCTCAAGGCCCGGGCCCTTACCGATCTCAAATCAGTAGAATACCCTAGTGGCAGTCAGAAGCCTCTTCCTTTTGCGGCGCGCCTGCTTAACTCTCATGGCTTTGTTGCCCCCGATATTTTCCTTGATGCTGATGTATTAGAGAAACTCGCCGACCGCAGTGAGTTCCGAGTCTATGAGAAGACTTTGAGCGACATCAAAAATACAATATACCAAAACATTTATAACAACCTTTCTTATATCTATAAAACAAAGGGAACCGAAAAATCCTTCCGTAACTTAATCCGGTGCTTCGGAATCGACGATGAACTCGTTAAGATCAATCTTTATGCCAGTGATGTGGAATCAGAACTTCGCAGCAATCGAAAGAATATTGCTGTTTCTGATAAATTTGTCAACTTCAATACAAATCAAAACGCTCCTGGAACTGTAGTCCAATACCAAAACCCGGGAGATACAGTAAATACAGCAGGATACATTTCAGGATCTGGTAATCTTCGGAATGGATATGCCTTCACTTTAGAGGCCGAGGTTCTATTCCCACAGAAGATTCCAGTGTCCTCTCCCGGCTACGAAAACACTAACATAATCAGCTCGAGCCTTTTTGGGGTCCACGGCAACGCCGGCGTAGATGAGGCCACTCCTCGCTGGCCTGGATATGCTGGTAACGAGGATGTAGTCAACTTCCAGGTGTACGCTGTACGGGATGAGTTGTCCTCTGACAATGTGCGCTTTATGCTTACGGGAACGTCCGGTCTTACCACAGTAGTCCCCCGGCTAGTCTCTTCTCTCTTCGAAGATGTCTATGCCGACAGTAATTGGAACCTAGCTGTCCGTGTCCGGCCCGAGAATTATCCCTATACTAATGTCGCCGGCGTCACTGCTACTAACTACATTGTAGAACTACATGGTATCAATGTCGACTCTGGTGTTGTACTAAACGAATTTACTGTCACCGGGGCTCTGGCTTCCCCGGGCGTTGGCCGAGAGTATGCTTTCGTTACGGGCTCTCGCCGTGTATATGCCGGCGCCCATCGCACCAACTTTACTGGAACACTCCGAACTCCAAGTGATGTGAAGCTGAATTCCTGCCGCTACTGGCTTACCTACTTAGACGACGCCACCCTGGCTGCCCACGGTCACGACACCGCGAACGCGGGCACGATGAACCCGCACTTTTATGCTTTTCCGTTCAATAGTTCCGCTTCCTTTGGTGAAGTGGTGGACTTGGACACCTTGGTCTTCAACTGGGAGTTTAGTACTAATACCTCCTCCAACGGTTTAGGCCAGTTTAACGTCGCCGATGAATCGTCCGGCTCTAATGCAGTAGCCGGTGCCACCAACGGCTGGCTAGGAAGTCTGCTTAACCAGCAATATTCTGCCCGCGGCTTTGACTTCACCCCTTCTTCAACGACAGCTATCGATAAAGACTATGTTATCGCTGCTCGCCAGACACTCCCTGAGAATATCTATTCTACGGATATGGTCAAGGTATTTAGCCAAGCTGAGCAAGAAGTATATCAGATCGATTCACGACCCATCAATTACTACTTTGCTTTCGAGAAGAGTCTATATCAAAACATCTCTGAAGAAATTCTGAACTATTTTGCAACCCTGAAGGATCTCAATACTCTTATTGGTGCACCGGTTAATCGCTATCGTCAAGAATACAAGGGCCTCAAATTCCTCCGCCAGAAGTTCTTTGCCAACATTGCAAACGATACAATCGACTTTGATAAATTCTATGAGTTTTATAAGTGGTTTGACTCTGCACTTACTGTAATGTTGCAACAGCTTGTCCCGGCGTCTACTGATTTCGCTTCTAGTGTTCGCACAATGATCGAGAGTCATGTTTTAGAACGTAGCAAGTACCAGAGCAAGTTCCCTTTTTTGGAGAATAAGACGTCTCCGCTTATTGGCATTACAGTCGGTACTGGTAACGACTCCACCGCGGTGTGCTCACCAGAAGACTTCCCTACAGGAACTGGTTTCTTTGCTAACACAGCATACACTCGCCGCCAGATCGGTTCCTCAAATCCCGTACGGACTAAACAATGGAGTAGACTTCATGCTCCACCCGACGCCACCGAAAATAAAAATACTTATTGGTGGCGTCTTATGGCCAATAGGGCACAAAACCCTGCTCTGAAAGGTACGAATAATGCTACTAATAATGTCCGACAGCAACTTCTAGTTGCCATTGAGCAGTCACACCGACGTCAGGCCAATTCGCCTGTGAGGTTTGGCTCCGAGGGAAGCGTGACCCTAGGCGGCATCGGGTTCCACCCGAATAAACGCCCAGCTTTTGTTATGGATGCCACTGCTCCCGCCGGTCGTCTGGTACCAGGCACGAACATTCCCGTCAACATCATGCTATCGTTCCAAAACGATGTGGAAGAACTTATTGATACTCAAGATATCTATTATCCCACCCTTAAGCAACGCCTAGGGTTCGGTATCAACCCGGACATTAACCGTCCGGCCCCCGGATCCGCCAATAAGAGTTCAACAAAGAATCGGATGGATGGAAATATATTGGCGCCGTTTAGTCTGTACAGTTCGTCAGTCAAAACTGGATTCAATAAAGAAGTTATTTCTATGTACCACTCGGGAGTGACTATCACCAATTTGCACCACGATGTTGTGCACACCAACGATGTCCCGATGCAAGGACCTTTTACCGAGAAGTACGTCGGCGGCTGGCAGTACCGTCACCAAAACCTGAATACTTATAAAGCATCGAACCCGGGCACGAATAATCTAGATGATAGAAGCACCCGCGCCGAAGGGTGGATGGTCAAGTTAGGACTTTGTGAAGCAGCCGTATCCTGTGGATCAGGCGCCTTAGCCATTGTAGGCCCTCAGTACCCGGATGCATCTTCGGTTTCTGGCTCTGCTCCCAAGGGCTATCTTTTTGATCGACCGAAGGCTAACCTAGCGCGAGACGAATACGCCAAACGGCCTGTAAATATTCGTAACATCAAAATGACTACAGGCTCCACGATCATCGGCAACTACGAGAAGAACTATCAGGTAATTAATACCGCCGGTCGTACGCAAAACGATCCATTCTTTAATGATCAGTCCTTCAATTTTGCCCCCTATCCCGAAACTCTTGCAACGAGAGGAAGGTTCCCACTTTATGAGCCCGAACCGGTCGTCGCCAAGTCGATATTATTCGACGATAGTTTGGAGACTCGCATCTACGACACCGACTACTCCGCCTGGGAGGGTGCGCTAGGGGATGTGTACACCGACGGCCTTACTATTTCCTTCTGGTTCAATTATAGCTCGCACACCGGCACTCCGCGAATGGTTAATCTGGGCGCCATATATGCGCACCCGTGGGATAAGGATGGATTTTCCATCTTTTTATACGACACGACCACCAAAATTAATCTTTATGCCGATCTCCTCGACGATACGGCCGCCAGCTCCTACGCGCAGGGTTCCACAAACCTTTCTGCAGATACTTGGTATCATGCTATTGTAGAATTCCCGCCCGGAGCACTCGACGGTACCGCTGCGGAAGTACCGGCGATCTATCTTAATAATTCACTCGAAGTCTTGGCTGGTTCCAACAACCGCGCCGACTGGTCGACTCTCAACGCCCTCGACACTGGCATCAGTCTCGGTGATCACGGCGTGCTCAGCGACCCTTATAATGGCTATTTATGCGACGTGGCTATTATTAGCAAAACCATAACTTCCGGCGAGCGAGCACTGCTCTATAATGGCGGAGAGAGAACAAATATTGCTCTAGACGGATTCGGCGCTAATCTTGTGGCATACTATCGCCTAGGCAATAAGAGCGTACAGGGGAATGCTGATTCAACCACGGGGGATATCTATAATTCAGGGGTGGATCAAGACATTCCCAACGCAACACCGGCCAACTTTACGAACACCGCTACCAACGGAATCAAGGGACAATCCCCCAGCACGATCGTGCAGGCGACCGACTGGCCGGCCCTCTTTGGTCCATTACAAAAGCCAACCGCAAACCCCGGCGGCAACCTTAATTACGCTCTCCCTGCTCGCACAGGCTCTGCCTCAAACCAAACAGTCATCGTCAACCGGTTTGCCGGCAGCGGCTACGAGGTAATGTCTCTGGGGTATATGGACCCAGCACACGAAGAACTGTCGGTTTACAATGCACTTCCTTATCATAATCTCTCTCTGTTAGATTATGGTCTTTCTGGTTCAGCATCAGCCGACCCACTGGCAGCAAAAACTATCACAGTAATTGACCAAATCGACAAGAATCGCGGCCTCGATCAGCGCGCAACCTTGCATTGTGGACAGTTCGGCCACGACGCCGCGTACGGCTCTGTGCCGGCGTCTACCTACGTGACCACCCCGTCGTGGCATAAGACGAATAGAAACCCACGTAAGCGCATTGTGAGCGCCTCTGGAGGCTATATCACGGGGACAGTCTATGACAATCTTTACGTTCAGCACCAGATCCCGCGCTCGTCGCAACAATACGCATGGATAACTGCCTCTTTGGCATCTGGCTCTACGATCTTTGGGCTTGAATCTCCAAGCTGTACAACGGCAAATAGTTTGACGCAACTGATTAGCGGTACCACATATCTTGCCGGCAACTTCACCTCATCGTTTGTCTCACTTAATACTGTTGTGAGACAAGAAGTAAATATGTCCACTCACGTTGCTGGTACTTCTTCTGTCCAACGGATCAATATCGGAACGGGTCTACTTGATATACCTCAAGCAACAAACGCTCTGACGCTGCAACGCAATGGACCATGGGGATGGCCATCCTGGAAACAGATTCGTACTGGTGAGACCCCTGTCGCCCGAGCACTGCGTGAAAGCAACAGGATAGGAACGCTGCTTCCTGCGCCCATGGTCCCCATAGTTACACATCAGTACTCCGGATCTGAAAAGATCTCTACATCGACATCTGGTTACACTCAGGGACTCAAGAGCAGTACATTCGTGGATTATGTGGAACAGCCGATTGCCGGTGAGTCGCGCCCGATATACTTTAGCTTCCAAGATAACACGGAAAATTCTAATCCTATCAACAACATCGCAGTAAAAGTCAGCTATGCTAATACTTTAGATTATTTCACGCATCAGGGACTCAACAATCGTTTA